TCTGTCTTATGCCCGTTTATACAGGCAAATTCATACATTCTTCTCATTTAAGTCCTCAAATGCTCTTTCGCTGACTTGTTTCAAGTTTTTCAGCCAAATAAGTATAGATAACTCACCTTTTCTGAATTGTAGACTTTTTTCATCTGCAATTGTTGAAATATTATTCAAAGGTTCTATCATTTTGTCAACATCCTCCATCAAATCTATCCAACCTTGTGTGGACATTGTGGAGAATCTCTCTTCGTAGTACTTCTGAAGTTCTGGGTTCATTGTCTAGTCATCTGTTTTTCAACAATCTTAGCCTTGTTCTGAATATCAGCTTCTTTAAGCATCAATTCAGCAACTTTGACACGCTTATCAAACTCTTTTGAAGCCAAAGCATCATCTGTAGGAAGGTTCTTGGTATTAGCCGCCATACTCTTTGCTTGCAACTCAATAGGCATCAACTGAGCTTCAGTCAATAACTTCTGAGCCTCTGCCTTGTTTTGCTCTGCTTGAGTCGTTTGGACAGCAATCTGAGCCTGTGCCAGTTGCATAGCCATCTGTTGTTGCATCTGAGCCGCTTGTTGAGCTTGTGGATCAGGGGCAGACATCTTGTCTAGCATCTCAATCAACTCAAATCTGTTTGACAGAGAAGAATTAGCCATGATGCCCTTCAAAATGATAGGCAAAACAGGTGTATTCGGGCCAAGAGTCTGGAGTAGGGCAATGAACTGTTGTTGCTCATGCTCTCTAGCAATGATTCCAAGCGCTGCCGTGGGGATAAACTTCATGTCTACAGTAGGATAACGCTCTGGATCAAACTGCATATAGCGGTAGACGGCTTTGGTGATGAAGGGGATCATGAAATCCTCTTGGAAGTTCACCAAGGTACGCTTGTATTTCTTGATAATCGAGGCAGTAGCCATCGAAATACCACCCTGACCAGCATCTCTGGACACCGCAGTAATCATTCCCTGTGAGTCAAGAGTGCCTGTTGCCATCAAAAGCATACGCTCAAACTCTTTGGCAGTTGTCAGGTTAGAACCATCAGTATTTCCGAACTTAAACGGGAACAGAATCTCATTGGGATTGCCGTTTGTCAGGATTGCTTTACCTGGCTTAACTTCAAACTTAGCACCACGGGGGAGGCGAGTGGCATCCATAGCCATCATTGGGCTAGTAGTTAGAGCTAGTGAATCTAAGTGTGAACGAACTTGGGCATCAATAGCCTTTTGTGAGTTGTAAGCCTTCTCAACAGTACCACGACCCAACAAGCGATTAGGAACTGTATCGTCCTGATAAGCAAGAATCGGTCTATCTTTCATCATGTATGGATTAGCTTCTGCTTTGAGAAGCGTTCCATCATTGGCAATCACAACAATTGCTTCGACCAAATCGGAATACTCATCTTGGGTGGAGTCTTCAGGGAAGAAATCCTCTACTTCGCCATCTTCGTTTTCCAACTGCTCTAGGTACTCACGAGGGACTAAACCATAGTAAGTCAGGAGCTTAACCTTGTCATCTTCGTACTGAGAGACTTCTTGGGTAGGCTCTAAGTCTGTGTCCATCGAGTCAGTACCGACCTTGACCTTGCGGTAGATGCCTTCTTCTTGACCTTTGACGATCTTGTGGATAGAGACATACTTCTCAATAGCCACACCCATACAGTCATCAATAGATGTTCCATTAGGGTCAAACAGGAAGTTACGGGGGTTAACAGGAACAATCTTGACTGCAATGCGGTCTTGTTCTACCACTCCGATAGCGGCTTGTCCCATTTGACCAGGTATTGCCTGAGTAGCGGGAACAAAGACTTTCTCTGTTTTAACAACAATCTCACCGATGCCAGTTCCATAAATCTCAGCCAACAACTCAATCTGGTCAATAGACTTGCGAATCTTGTCTACTTTGAAGTCTTCCATCAGTTGTGCTTTGATAGCAGCAACATCGAGGGGACTACCATTGACATCACGAATATCGTCTTGGATATCAAAGAACTCACCCTGACCAAAGATAGCTTCCATGATCTCAGCATGGCGTGTCTCTACGGCTTGTTGGGTAGCGGGGGTAACGATACGGCTACGTTCGGAGTCCCTAGTCTTGTCTTGGACATCCCACTCACCATTAAAGATACGCTCATATTCAAGCCAATCGTCAAGACAGTTAACATCTCTCCAATCCCTCCAACGATCACAATGGTTAACAACAAAGTTAACTATTTCCTTGTCGGACTCGGTTGGTTCTTGATATTCCATGATATTACCTTGTAGTGTCGCCTAAAGGATCGCTATATGCGGGGTTTGTAGGCATAGAGTTTACAGGAAGATTAAAAATCTTAGGATTAAATCCTTCTGGCAATGGATACCTTAGTTCTTTAGGACTAGCAAATGGATTTTTACCTTGAGCCAATCTATCCATAGCAAACTGCTGTGCTTTTTTTTCTATCTCAGGCGTGGCCTCGCCCGTTATGCGGAGTAAGTTTAGCTCATCAGCAGTCAATGTCGGAACAACTAAAGGATATGAAACAGTCTTTCCATCAACATCAAACGCTGATGAATACTCTGTCATCATGCTTCCGTCTTTTGTAGGAATTGCCCCAAAGTATCCCTTCCCCTTAAAAGAGCCTTCGGTGATCTTTTGGCTCTCTTCTAAGTATCTTGGCTCAGAAAGACCAATTGAACTATTTGATGAAAGCAATCCTTCTGCCATCCTTATACCCCGCTAATAATATCTACTGGTTCCCACTCCTCGGAGTCATCTTCTTCCATATACGAAGTGACAGCAAGTTGGTCAATGTAACTAAGGGAGTCAGGCAAGTCATCGTGTACCCCTTGTGCAGGGAACAGGATTAACTGGTCTACGAACTCATCCCAATCTTCTTCCGAATTTAACACAATTCTGCCATGCTCGAACCTACCTTGTAAAGCCCAGATGATTCTGTCTGCTTTTTTTCTATTCCCGTGGGTCAAATCTATGATGTGGGCATAGGTGTTGTTCTTTCGCATTAAGTCGCTCAGATAGGGCAAAACAGCGTTCTTTAGCGCCCCCCTCTCTATCCCTACACTTAAAGGGCGGTAGTCTCTAATGGCTATCAGAATCTTAGAGGCGGTCTCTCTGATGTCCCAACGTCCATGTTCAATCTTCTCAACAAACCACTTCCCATCGTCTGTGACCTTAACGATTGAGATAGCAGACTCATCCAGACGCTTCTTAGAATTAGCCGCTTGTTTGGCAACTTCCTCAAATCCCGCAAGGTCAACAGCAATGTAGTAGCTTCCATGTTCAGGCTTAACCCCGTATTTGATCCACTCTTCCTTGAAGATGTCCGAACCCGCATTTGTGAAGGAAGCCATGTACTCTTGCTTAAAAGCAAAGGTACTCAGGGTCTTTTTAGCGGAATCTATCTCTGCTTGGTCAATCAGGGGGTTATCAGCGGTGGTGAAGTGCCATGACTTCCAATCAGGATCATCTTCACTCTCACCTAGTTTGAATGTATCGTAAAACCAGTTGCGTCCCTTTGGAGTGCCGATGAACAATGCTCTCCCCCGTTTATCAGACAAACTGGCTCGAATGACCTGTTCCCATGCTTCGGGCTTGATGTCGGCTACCTCGTCTAGTACGGCATAGGTCAATGAGACTCCACGAAGGGTATCAGGTCTATCCGCACCACGAACGTATATCCTAGCCCCGTTTATCAGGGTAATGTCTAGGTTGTTCACATGACTGCTCTGAATAACCTCTCTGCCAAGGTCTAGCAGTAAGTCCCAGATAATCTGTCTTGATTGTCCCATAGTGGGTGAAACGTAAAGAACCGCAGAGCCTTGTGGACACTTGAGTCCTTCTATCAGTAAGGTAACTGCCGCCATCCTACTCTTACCACATCTACGCCCAGCAGCCACAACCTTGAACCGAGTCGTGTCTTTGAATACCTCTTGTTGCCAAGGAAGGAGACTAAAGTTCAGATCAGCCATATTTAGCCTCTACGTCTTCAGGTTCAGTATCAATTATGGTAGGTTCTTGTCCTAAACCAGTGATATTGATGGTTACGGCACTTCTCTGAGACTTGTCCTTTTCAAACAAAGAAACAGGGAGAGTCCTATCAAGACACATCTTTAAAGCAACCAATTGATGGGGATGCTCATCATTAAGGGCTATCTCTATCACCTTCTGAGCCACATCCTTACCTCCACTCCTAATCATTAACTCCTTTAGCTCCTTGAGCCTCTGGTGGTCTGTCTTAGGCAATACTAAGGGTGGGTTGTCAGCAAACCTCTGTATGGTCATCTTGACACTCCCCTTGGGTCTTCCTCTTCCTCGTTTTAGAGCTTCCATTTATCCTCCTTGGATGGTTTTAGCTTTTTCAGAATGGGGGGTGTACCACAAATATCTACCAACCCTACCTACCCCCTCCCCCCCCATACATCTCACCCCCTA